ACTATGAAGGTGTAGATCCTATCAAGGACGCCCATAGAAGAGCTGTCACCGCTGTCCTGCTCGAAAACCAAGAAAAATTCCTCCGTGAGGAACAAGCATTTGGCTCAGGTCTGAGCCTGATGGAAACCCCAACCAACGCCGCTAACGCCGCTGGTGCTTCAGGTGGTTTCGGAGCTGACTCAGCAGCCGCTGGTCCAACCGCCGGTTTCGACCCTGTTCTGATCTCTCTGATCAGACGTTCAATGCCTAACCTGGTCGCTTATGACCTGGCTGGCGTTCAGCCAATGAACGGACCAACTGGACTCATCTTCGCGATGAGATCACGTTACACCGATCAGTCTGGCACTGAGACATTCTACAACGAAGTCGATTCTTCCTTCTCCGGTCAGGATGATGGTTTCGACCTCACCGCTGGTATGTCCGACGCCAACGCTGGTCTGGGTACTACTTCTCAGTCTGGTACTAACCCATCTGTTCTGAACCCTGTTGGTTCCGCATCCTCAACAGCCTACAACGTAGGTCAGGGTATGGTCACAGGTGACGCTGAGAACCTGGGTAATGGATCTGATAACCAGTTCAACCAGATGGCTTTCTCTATTGAGAAGGTTACAGTAACAGCTAAGAGCAGAGCTCTGAAGGCTGAGTACTCACTGGAACTGGCTCAAGACCTCAAGGCTATCCATGGCTTGAACGCTGAAGCTGAGTTGGCTAACATCCTGTCAACTGAGATTCTGGCTGAAATCAACCGTGAAGTCATCAGAACCATCTACAAGATCGCTGAACAGGGTGCTGTCAGCAACACCGCTACCGCTGGTGTATTCGACCTGGATATCGATTCCAATGGTCGTTGGTCTGTTGAGAAGTTCAAGGGTCTTCTGTTCCAAATCGAGAGAGACGCTAACGCGATCGCACAAAGAACTCGTAGAGGAAAGGGTAACATCATCATGTGTTCAGCTGACGTAGCTTCAGCTCTGACCATGGCTGGTATCCTCGATTACACACCAGCACTGAACGCTAACCTGAACGTAGACGACACCGGCAACACCTTCGCTGGTACAATCAACGGTAAGTTCCGTGTCTACATTGACCCATATTCGGCTAACCTGGCCGCTGGTAACACCGCTACTAACGGTGGTAACCAGTACTACGTTGCCGGTTATAAGGGTACTTCACCTTATGACGCTGGTCTGTTCTATTGTCCGTACGTCCCTTTACAGATGGTTCGTGCAGTTGGCGAGAACACCTTCCAACCCAAAATCGGTTTTAAAACCCGTTATGGTATCGTCGCAAACCCATTTGCCGAAGGTACTACACAGGGTCTTGGCCGTCTCCGCGTCAACAGCAACCGTTACTACAGAAGAGTTGCAGTCAAAAATCTTATGTGATATATCACAAATCACAAGATTTGTCAAGACCCCCTTTACGGGGGTCTTTTTTTTGTCAAACTGATGATAAATAGGAATTGGTAGATATATACACTTAATGGCTAAACTACCAAGTACTAAGACCAAACCACCCAGAGTTAGGGCCACTAGTACAACAAAAAGAAGAAAAACTCCTCTTTCCAGTCAGATTACTGATAGGAATTTTCTGACGCCTACTGGTTTTCTATTTCAGGTACAAAGAGCACCTAAGATTTCATACTTTGGAAATAGAATCAATGTTCCATCATTGAATCTTGGTGTCGCTCAACAGACTAATTACCTCACCGACATCCCAAGACCAGGTGAGAAGATTGACTTTGGTGATCTCAGTCTCAGATTTTTGATTGACGAAAACCTAGAGAATTATCTTGAAGTACAGAATTGGATTAGAGGTATTGGATTCCCCGAGTCACTAACTCAGATCTATGATTTCCAGAAGACAGGAAATATAGATGGTGACAATGATATGTTGAATCTATACTCAGACGGAACACTGACAATTCTGAGTCAACTCAATAAACCAATGTTCTATGTTAAGTTTGAAGACTTATTCCCATATCAATTATCAGATATTCAGTTCGATGCTACAGTTGCTGACGTAGAATACTTGACAGCTGAGGTCTCTTTCAAGTATACTATATACAACATTGAACCCACAACCTGTTGCTAATGATTGATCTGGATACTCTCCAGAAGATGTGGAATGAAGACGCGAAGATCGATATAGACAACCTACACACCGAGTCGTTGCACATTCCCAGTCTTCACGCCAAATATTTTGAACTATATAATACTCTCTTTCTTTTGAGAAAGAAGGCGGAACAACAAAGAAAAAACATTCATCATGAACGTTATGAGTACTTCTCCGGTAAAGCTGATCCAGAAGTATATGTCAAAGATCCGTTTCCCAAGAAGATCCGAGATAAAGACACTATGCAAAAGTATCTGGACGCAGATGAGAGACTCTCAGGAGTTTCGTTGAAAATAGACTACTACGACACAATGCTCGTTTATATTGAGAGTATCTTAAAACAGATATCCAATAGAACCTATCAAATCAAAAACAGCATTGAGTTTATGCGTTTCAATTCAGGGTTAGGATGAACGAAGAATACGTCCCCGATTATACGATTGATATGTCTATTGCAGACATAAGATGTCTGTATATGTGTGTATGCACCCAGATTACAAGATGGCCTGGCGGTGATCCACATGAACAAGACAACCTGTTCAGAATTAGAGATGACCTGTACAGAATGATTCTGGATTATAGGTTTCATAATGATTCCTAAATAATGTCAGTGAACCCATAAGGGTATGGCTGACCTTATCATTGAAAAGATAAACGAAGTTTATCTCAAGATAACTACAGAACCACATATTGAATATGAACTTAGAGATAGGTTCACGTTTGAAGCTCCGAATGCAAAGTTCATGCCTCAGTTTCGTAAGAGAAACTGGAACGGAGAGATTCACCTATTCAATATGAAAACCAAGAGGATCTATGTTGGTCTTCTTGATAAAGTTGTTGCCTTCTGTGAGAAAGCAGGATACAAATACGAGTTTAAAAATAATAAGTTCTATGGTCTCCCATTCGAAGTGAATGAGATGATCAACCATGAGGGTGTCAAGGATTATATTGCATCCATCACAGACCTTAGACCTAGAGACTATCAGATTGATGCTGTCCATGATGCTCTGAGGTACAACAGAAAACTACTCATCTCACCAACTGCATCAGGTAAGTCATTCATGATTTACTCGATTGTCAGATTCCATGTTGGTATGAAAAGAAAGGTTCTACTTGTGGTCCCTACTACATCACTGGTAGAACAGATGTATAAAGACTTTGAATCCTATGGGTGGGATGCAAATAACCATTGTCATAGGATCTATGCTGGTAGGGAGAGAGTGAATACCAATGAGGTAACCATCACTACCTGGCAGTCAGTCTATCAACTGGACCGCTCCTTTTTTGAAGAGTACGATGTTATTATTGGTGACGAAGCGCACCTTTTTAAAAGTAAGTCACTTATTGGTATCATGGACAAGTGCCATCATGCCAAGTATAGGTATGGTTTCACAGGTACATTGGATGGCACACAGACCCATAAGTGGGTGTTAGAGGGTCTCTTTGGTCCTTCTTATAAGGTCACAGGTACTAAGAAACTCATTGATGAAGGACACCTAGCTACACTAGATATTCAGTGTGTTGTCCTTAAACATACACCACAGGTATTCCCTACCTATGAAGATGAGATTAAATATCTGATTGGTCATGAGAGAAGAAATAAGTTTATCTCTAATCTAGCATGTGACTTGAAAGGTAATACTCTTGTGTTATATACCAGAGTAGAGACTCATGGACAGATAATTTTTGATATGATAAATAAAAACACCACGGATAAGAGAAAAGTATTCTTCATCCATGGGGGTGTTGATGCTGAAGATAGAGAAGAAGTAAGAAGAATTACTGAACAAGAACAAGATGCTATTATCGTTGCATCTTACGGCACTTTCAGCACAGGAATTAACATCAAGAACCTTCACAATGTAATCTTTGCCTCTCCATCTAAATCTAGGGTAAGAAACCTTCAGAGTATTGGTAGAGTCCTACGCAAAGGCAAAGATAAGGTCAAGGCAAGACTATATGACATCGCTGATGATACAACAAAGGGATCAAGGAAAAACTATACCTTGAATCACTTTATTGAACGGGTCAAAATTTATGTTTCAGAACAATTCAACTATGACATTATTTCAGTCAACTTAAAAGACTAGGAGGAAGATAGATGATTGAAGATGATTTCTACAGCACAATTAAATTCAAATCAGGTGAAGAGATATTCTGTAAAGTAGCTGCCTCTGAAGAGGGTGACAGAACAATGCTCATCATCTCAAACCCAATTATCGTTGAAGAACTTACCTCAAGAGGTAAGGTAACAGGTTACAAGTTTGAACCATGGTTAAAGTTTACTACTGATGATATGTTTGTAGTAGATATGGATAATGTATTAACGATGTCTGAATCTACAGATATTGATATTATCTTGTTCTATCAAGACTTCATCAGAAAGATGAACAAGTCTAATTACTCTAAACTCTCTAAAGAGATGGGTTACATCACATCTGTTGATGAGGCTAAAGTGTCTTTAGAAAACATCTTTAATAATAGCTAAAGCCAACCCTTGAAACGTGACAAAGATATTCTATAGGGATTTTGATGAGTTGTCAAGCACTTGTCATTGTTTGAATATTTTGATATAATATTGATAACTTAATTTTATTATAAATGTCCAGAACTTTATCTCCACCAATGCTTAGAGGAAAACGATCAGAACATTACGTCAACAACAAAGAGTTTCTCAACGCATTGGAGAACTACTTTGCAGAGATCAAACGTAATGAAGAGAATGGTAAACCAAAGCCACCTATTCCTAGGTACATTGGTGAGTGTTTCTTGAAGATTGCAAACCATCTATCATATAAGCCTAACTTCGTGAACTACATGTTCAAGGATGATATGATCTGTGATGGTATTGAGAATTGTGTAAGATACATCCACAACTTCAATCCAGAGAAGTCAAAGAACCCCTTTGCATACTTCACCCAGATCATCTATTATGCCTTCTTGAGAAGGATCTCTCAAGAGAAGAAACAACTGGAAATCAAGAACAAGATTCTTGAGAAGACAAACTTTGATGAGGTCTTTGATGCTAATGACCTTGACATGCAAAATTATAGTGACTACAACTCGATAAAAGACAGCGTGCACTCGAAGTTGAGACAATGACTAAACCAAAATATACTCCTGAAGAACGTAAGAGAGTAAAGGCGGAAAATCTTCGTAAAAATATAGAAGCATCAAAGGCAATGGGTTATACTCAAAATTGTCCTAATCGTGATAAAGCGATTAAGGAGGGTAAGAAAAGGTATATCTCTAAAACTCCATGTAAGAAGTGTGGAGAGTATGAGAGATATGTTTCTTCTTATGGTTGTTGTAAGTGTATGATAGAAGAGGGATTGAAAAAATTGTCTAATAAGGAAATGATGACACCTTATAGGACAAAGGAGAAGCAGAATAATAAAACCTATAGATATAGAGCAAAGAAGTTTTCTGAGGCAGCATCCCTCGCCCCAGAAGAAAACAAAAGGATATTGACAATCTATAAAGAGTGTGCCATAATAACAGAGGAGACAGGGGTGCCACACCATGTGGATCACATCATCCCTATTAGTAAGGGAGGCAAACACCACCCTGACAATCTCCAAATCCTAACTGCTACTGAAAACATTCGAAAAAGTAACAAATA